ATACCGTCTAGTTTAGTACCATCTGTAGCTACATCTCTACCATCAAATGTAGAGTTAGTAGTAATAGCACCAGTCATTGCACCACCAGTCTTAGGTAGGGCAGCATCAGCAGTTGTTCCTTGAGCAGCAGTAGCATAGTCACTACTGTCAAACGCTTTAACTTGAGCAAGGTTTGTAACCTCAGAGTCCATCAAAGCACCAGCAGAAGTTACATTTGCTGTGTCTGTTACATCTGCACTTGCTTCAATTCCATCTAGTTTACTGTGGTCTGCGTCAGTAAAAGCATTAGTATCTGAATTAGCTTCATAAGCAGTTTTTATTTCAGCGTTGCTTTGGTCTGCTGTAGCACCATCTTCAACATTAATCATAGTGCGTAGATTAGCAGGTGTAATTTCTTCGACATCACCTGCACCAGAAGAATCTCTACCTAATACTCTATCTGTAGCAGAAACATTCTGTATCTTAGCATAGGTAATTGAATCATCTGCTGGAGTAGAAGCTGGAAGATTACTTATAAGAAGTTTTTTACTTGTTCCACCATCATTAACTAATAGTTCCTCAGAGCCATCTGGTGAGGTTAATGCTGCTAGGGCTGATACTTTAGTTGTTGCCATATTTACTCCGTAATAATGTAGTTAGGTGTAGCACTTGAGGATGCCTCAGTAATAATATAATAGCCACCTTGTTCAATTTCAATTTCTGCAGCAGACGATTCTGTAACGTCAAACTCTCTCTGCCATTGCCTTCTGTTTGTCAGCATTGCTAGAGTTTTTTGCTTTCTCCAAGGTAGTCTCTTGCCCATTATATACCCTCTCTAAAGTGTCTGACACCTGCTGCTTGTCTTTCTGCTAGACTTCTTAACTCGTCTTTAAATTGCTCAACTAAAGGAGCAAAAGCTATTTGTTGAGCCGTGGAAGTATCTCTTTTAATACTCTTGCCGGTAGGAATCTGAGGTGCTTTAGTAGCTGTTCTTTTTCTTTCGTCTGTCTTAACACTGAACAATCCTCCCATCCTATCCTTATATTCTGTTGTCTCTACTTTAATACCTGCTTCGTGAGACTTAGAAGAAGGCTCTGTACCTTTGTATTCCTTAGGTTTGTTTTCCATAGATAAATCTTTAACAGGCTCTAGTACGTCTTGTTCTTCAGTTATACTATCTAACATTTCCATTAGATTATCTACTTCACTAGTTTCTTCATCAATACTATCGTCTGGAAACTGCAGACCATTCTCTTCAACGTATGCTGCAACCTCTTCAGGACTTGCCCCAGGATTTTCTATTTTATATGTACGCTCTAATATTTCATCATATAATTTTTTAATCTTATTCTTAAATGCCTCTAGCTCTAGACGACTAGAAGAATCTTCAAATAAACTTATATGTTTTCTTTTAGTAGCCATATTATCCTGCGTATGATTGATTCATTTGACTTTCTGTCATTGACTTTCTTTTCTGTTCTCTCATATTCCATTTATGAGTATCAGCAGCATAAGAACTGTAATTGCTACCATATTGAAAATTAGTACAAAAACTGATTTTATAATGAGCGGGTTCTCCACATTCTTCACAAACTTGAGTCTCCTCTCTTTTACTGTAAGGAACTAACATCTCTGTAGTATGTTTGTTCTTACATTCAAAATCATAAAAAGGCATACTTACTCCTAATTAATTTAGTGTAACCCTCTCGTAAGAAAGGGCTACTGCTCAATTAACTATTAAGCTGCGGGTACTACGAAAGCAAGTCCTGCGTTATTACGCATTTCTCCAACTCCATAAATGGTGTCAGAAGTGAACAAGTCTCCAAGGTACTCCTGCTTGTACTGCGTCTGGCTACGAACGCCAACCTGTTCCGCAAGAGCTAGAGCGTCTTTGTGTAGTAATACACCTACTCTGTCTGTTGCAGTGTTAGCAGTTGTAGTAGTTGGGCAGTTAGATGAGATGTAAACATCAACACCATAAATCTGTCCAATTTTACCAGTTTTAATAGCATCACCAGAACCAATGAACTGCTGCTCAGTGAATCTGTTGATACCTAGCAAGTCATTAGCACAGACTGGTGGGATGATTAATGAACGATTGTCCATTGGTACATCCGCATCGTCAAGTTTTAGAAGCATAGCTCTAATACCTGCGTCTGTAATGTCTGCTGCGTTAGAAGAGTTACCAGTGTAGAAAGTTGTACCTGAACCAATGTACGCTTTTTCCCAAGCTGCTGCATTTGAACCACCTACAGTACCACCTTGCAGACCTTCTGTAAGGTTTAGTATGTCAGTGTCCACTTGCTTAGCGAGAGCATAACCCGCATCGTCCGTGTAGAACTTTCTGAGAGAGCTCAATGCCTGAACCTCTGTGATATCTTCAATTAATACAGAGTATTCATAGTGCTTATCAATCGAAAGATTGGTAGTACCGTGAGTATCGCCCTGAATTTTTACTTTTGTATTTGCTGCCTTAGAAGTCGCAGAACCACGAGTCGGCGTTGGAATGTGAATAGTATCACCTTTTTTACCTTTATGATTCAAGCGAGTAACTAGGGGAGCTACCACCAAGTTCGATTTGTACGCTGCAATAGTTTCATCTGACCAGATTTCTGGGATGAAATTTGCACCTGTAGTAACCGTTTGATGGTTAGTGCCGATGACACCTGTTGCCATAATATTACTCCTGTGTTATAGTATAATCAAATTATTTGACTCTACCTTCAGCATAGGCACTGTATATTTCATCAGCTAAGTCTGCATATCTTTGTGGGTCTGTTGCTTTAAGACGTATTAAATCTGCCCTACGATATGTTTTCTTACCTGCTGATTCAGAAGAACCTCTTGATTCTGTCTTGCTAGATTTTAGAGCTTTCTTTCTAGTAGCTGCTTGCTGTTCTTTTACTTCTGCAGTTTTATCAATTACAGAACGCTCTTTCCAGTGCGTAAGTAATTCATCGGCTGCTTCATAATTGTAAGCATCAGCTTCTTTAAATAAGTCCGTTCTAAATTTACTAGCTTGAACCCAATCTTGAAATCCTGAATCTTGTACAATATCTATATAATCCGGATGAGTCTTTTCCAACTGTGCCTTACTCGTTTGTTGTTGTTGTTGAGATTGGAATTGTTGGAATTCTTGAAACTTAGGATGTTTTTCTATTAAAGAATTAACCGCTTTACTGGGGTCTTCAAAGAAATCTTCTTCTGTTTCGTTGTTTGAGTTTTGTGTCGCTTGACTTGTCTGTGGCTCATTGCGAGATATTTCAGCCTTAAGGAAACTGTCTGACAAACTTCTTAACTCTCCAATCTCTTGGCTTTTACGTCCAAGTTCTTGTTCTAAGTTTTGATAGCTTTTGACTATATCCTCTACACTTTTGCCTGCGAATTTATCCGGGACTTCAAAAGCAGGTTCTTGTGTTTCTGCTTCCCCAGCCTCTAGGGTTTCTTCAGGCTCTTCTGTGTCTTCTACTTCTACATCTGCTGATTCGTCAACAGGGTCTACTACTATATTGCTCATATCATTGTCTCCGCCCGTTAGGGTTATGAAGTTGTAAAAAGATGACGCTAGTTATCTAGTTCTGTCATCGCTGCTTTTGTTGCTTCTTCTAAAACAATCATCTGTCTTAGAATTGACAACTGACCTCTGGCGAACCACAGGTCCTTTTCATTATCAATAGAATCTAATCTTTTGACTGATTCGGACATAACCTTTAATTCATCTATAAGGTCTGCCCATCCTTCAGTTTCTAATAGTTCGATTCTATCTCTATAAAATTCTTCGTCTTCTTTAGGCATTAAGATTTTTTATGTCTATTACAAAAATTTCTAGCTGCTGCTTCAGAGCTAAAACCCCATTTCTTTAGGGCAAGAGCTTTACGAGTAGGCTTACCTTTAGCATCTATCATAGGTCCTGCCATACCTGCAAATCTACAAGCAAAGGATACACGTCTACTATCTGTTCCGCTTCCTTGTGGTGCTTTTAGATTACCGCCTGTCTCTTTATTATAAGAAGCTCTACCTTTTGCATTTAAACCACCAGAAGGGTTCTTACCTTCTTTACGTCGCCACGCTGCTGTCTTAGCCATATATTATCCTTGTAACTTTTCTTGTGCTGTTGCTATATTTAATAATGTTTCAGACTGTAAGTGCTCTATTTCAGGAATGTTTCTCATAGTTTCACTATTAGTATTCTCTGTATCTGCTCTCATCTTATCAATAGCAGCTAAATCTTTCTGTAGTTTAATAAACTTCTCTTGTATCTTAAGCTCATCAGGCTGTGCTGCTCCTGCTTCTGCAGCATTCTTCATAGCTTTAGTCTGTTCTTCTTGAGCTTCTGCTACAGTTTTTTGAACATCTGCTTGTGCTTGCTGCAATTGTAATTCCATAGCCATTTGTTTCATTTGGTCTTCCTGAGGATTGCCTTGCATACCTTGCATAAGTGCTTGAACAATTTGTTCTCTATTGTGCATACTAGAATTCTGGAATATAGAAACTAATATAATATTAAATGCAGGTGAATCTTTAGGTATAGCTTGTAATAGGCTAACCATTTGCTGTGCTTCTAACTCCTTAGCCATAATACCCATAGTAGAATAAGGTACAAACTTATAGTCTACAATAGGATATCTGTCTACATCAAACTGAATCTTTCTCCACAAAGCCTTATTAACCATAGGAATAAGGAATGTGTTTTGAAAGTTCATTAGGGTGCGTTTCTGTCTTTTAATTGCAGATGATTGTTGCATAGACATACCTGCAGACGTAGCTCTTTCAGCACTTCCTTGTGTGTCAGCACTGCCAGTACCCATTTGAATCATATTCTGTAGGCTTGCTACTTGTGTGTAAGTATTTTGGTCGGTGCTGCCTAAAGATAATGGCATTATTGCTTGCCTTGGGTCGCCATTAGTAAGTACAGTCTTACCCGGTCTGACTTCTAGTTTGACTCCCCGTGGCATACGAGTTGCGTCGGCAGCCATCATTGGTGTAGTAGTCAGAGCTAACGAGTCAATTCGTGCTCTCATTTCTGCATCTAACGCTTTTTGTGCGTTAAATCCTTTCTCACAAATTCCCCTACCCCAAAACTTATTTGGTACAATGTCGTGTTGATAGTATACAAAAGGTCTGTCTTCCATCATAAATGGATTACGTTCTGCTCTTAGTATATACTCATCGTTAGCCATAGTAACTACAGCTTCGACTAATTCATCATCGTTATACTCAAAATCATCCATATCTTCATCTTCAGATAGGAATCTTGCAGGTACTTTACCCCAGTATTCTGTAATTTTTATTTGGTCATTAGCGTCAGGTCTAGACTCTTCAGGGTCAAAACCTTTTAATCTATCTACATTATAGTTACCTTCAATAGGTATATCTCTATATGTACCGTCTTCTATGCCTTGTATAATACTGTGTCTAGGCTTAATTACTTCGTGTGCTACGCCTAGTGCTTCTTGTATATTAACAGCAGAAGGGTCGATAAGAAATTCTTTAGGACTTATTGCCTCTATTTTAACATCTACAGAAACAGTCTCTTGTAGGATTCTTTCAGTTGTCATTGTACCTTCTACTGGTACTTCTACGGGATACTTCCAAGTATTTTCTTCTACTGATATCTTACCGATACCTGTTCCGTAAACAGCACCGTTTAAAAATACTTCACATAATGCGTCTTTACATCCTGTAGATTCTAAATCTTCTTGTAGTAAGTTTCTTACATACTCAGCATCGCTTGGGTCTTGGTCTAATACATCATCTTTAATGTCAAACCATTTACCTCTACCAAAAGTTGCCTCTTCGATTTCAGCAACAGATGATTCTACAGCTTGTTGTAAGGCGGGAGATATTAATTTAGATTTCTCAGATTGCCTAGTCTTATCACTAGCTTTCCAAATACCTCTCCACAGACGATAATATTCATCCCAATTATCTAAATAATTAGAGTCTCTGTGATTTCTCCACTCTTCAAGACGAGTGTCTAACCATCCTGCTAGTCCTTGATATTTATTTTCTTCCATCAGTATCCTGCAACGTCATCATAAGGTGTCCACTCCTCTTCTAATTCTATAGTGTGCATAAAATCTGCAACTGACACTTGGTCTATATACGCGAGTGAGTCGATAATGTCGTCGTGTGTTCCTTTACTAGGAAACTCTATTAACTGTGTCTCTAACTCACTATTCCA